TACGATAGTGCTACTTATAATAATGAAGGAAGAGTATATATATTTAGCCCTTCAACTGGATCTTTATTGCGTACTATTGATAACCCGAAGTCTATATCTGATTATAGCGGCGGCTGGACTAATGATGTTTTTGGCAAACTAGTTTCTCTTACTGATAATCATTTAGTTGTAACTTGTAGAGGAACTAATACTGCAGGTTTTATTGTTGGTGGATTTTATATTATAGATCCATCTAATGGAAATGTATTACACAGCGTTATTTCTCCGACTGGTAATGAACAAGCTGGTTTTGGAGTTACTTTAGATACATCAGATAAATATATTATAGTAGGCGCTTATGAGCTAGATGGTGGAGGGGCCTCAAATAGCGGCGGGGCTTGGATATACGATATTAATACTGCTGAATTGTTATATACACTTACTAACCCAAATGACTATGGTACTGATTTTGATGATTATTTTGGATCAAGTGTATCTATTACAGATCAATTTGCTGTAGTTGGAGCACGTGTTGAAGATTCGCCTAGGCAATATGATGGGGCGACAGTATTCTTCGCCGGCGTTGCTTATGTTTATGATTTACTTGATGGGAGTGTTATAGAGACTATATTAAATCCTAGTGCGAACACTGACCAAGGTATAGACTACTTTGGCACCAGCGTCGCGATACATGGTAATATAGACAATTTACAAATTTGGGGTGGAGCGCCCTATGAAGATGTACCTATATCGAACTACGGTGCTGTGCATGTATTTAGATTTTATAATAGTGAATATAGAAGTAGAGCTTTAACATATCTTGGCGCAACTGCACCACAAGATGTTACTGGATTCGGATTTGATCCAGATATGTTTATAATTAAAAGTCTATCTACATCCACTGGATATTCTTCTTGGCTTTTTGATACCATTAGTGGTGTTAATAACGCTTTTGCTATGAATTCTAGTGCAAGTACTAGCAACTTCAGCTTTGTATCTTCAATAACTGATGGTATTTCTTTTAGTGCTAATAATAGTAATATAAGCGCTGTTGGTGTAAATCATGCTGTGTGGGGATGGGACGCCGGCGGTAGTAGTGTAACAAATAATGATGGTGATTTAACTTCTACTGTTCGAGCTAATCCTGCTGCGGGATTTAGTGTTGTTCGATGGACTAGTACTTCAGGTGCACAAAACAGAGTTGGTCATGGATTAGGAATTACTCCCGAAATAGTAATACAAAAGCGACTAGGTACTTATAGCTGGGTTAGTATGATAACTGGTGTTATTAATGATTTTTATTCATATTGGCTTCTAGATTCTAATGGAGCAATTACAGAGGGTACCACAACAACATATAGGGCTAACGATACTACGTTTCCTCAGTTTATCAATACTTCTGGAAATGATGTTATGGCATATTGTTTTGCTTCAGTTCCTGGTGTAAGTAAAATTGGATTTTACACTGGAACTGGGACCACGAACACTGTAAGAGTATCTTGTGGATTTAAGCCTTCTATAATTATGATTAAAGGCGAAAATAATGGTGGTAGATTTTACATATATGATACCACAAGAGATAGTACTAGTCCTCATACTCGAGTTGTAGAATTATCTACGTCAAATGTTGAAATTAATAACACCGCATTCGAAATAGATACTTATCAAACTGGTTTTTATATTGGTGGTACATCAAGTAATATCAATACTTCAGGAAGAAGATATATTTTCATGGCATTTAAATAATTAATATAGGAGATACAATAATGGCAGAACTTACGCCAGAAGAAATTAATGATTTAGCTATAGCTGAAAGACAATATAGAAATAGTCTATTATCATATAGTGATTGGACTCATGTAACTGATAGCAAGTTAACTGCAGAGCAACTAGCTGCATGGGCTGAATATAGACAAGCTTTAAGAGATATTACATCGCAACCTGATTATCCTCTTAATATTGTTTGGCCAACAGAGCCTACAGTATAGAATATAGGAAAGTAAAATGGCTAAACCGAATTCAAGAGATTCATTAATTGATTATTGTTTAAGAGCACTTGGAGCTCCAGTAATTGAGATTAATGTCGATGAAGATCAAATAGATGACCGTGTTGACGAAGCACTTCAGCTTTATCAGCAATATCATCGCGATGCAATTGAAAAAGTTTATTTGAAACATCAAATAACTCAAGATGATATTGATAATGGTTATGTTCCTATTAATGATTTAATTACAGAAGTTGTAAGAGTATTTCCATTAAATGATACTTTGTCTGGAACTGATGACGCTCTGTTTGATATTAACTATCAGCTGCATTTAGAAGATGTATTTACTTTAAATTACATGGGATCTCTTGTAGATTACGTAATGGCTAAGCAATGGTTATCATTGGTTGATATTATTATTGACGCTGATAATAAACATATTAGTTATAAAAAGCATAAAAATCAATTGCGCATCGATATGGACTGGGATAAAGAAGTTCAGGTCGGCGATTTTATAGTTATTGAGTGTTATCGTATATTAGATCCTGAAGTATACACAGACATTTATAACGATTATTATTTAAAGAAATATCTCACATCATTAATTAAATTACAATGGGGCACAAACCTTTCTAAATTTGAAGGTATGCAAATGCCCGGTGGTGTAACATTTAATGGCCGTCAAATGTTTGATGATGCTCGCGAAGAGATTACTAAGTTAGAAGAAGAAGTAAGACTGAATTGGGAAGAACCAATTGGGTTTATTACCGCATAGGATAAAAGATGCCAAGAAATGTTTATTTCAGTCAAGCGGTTCGTTCAGAACAGAATCTTTATGAAGATTTAATTATCGAATCTTTAAAAATTTATGGTCAAGACGTTTATTATTTGCCGCGTAATATAATTAATAGAGATGAAATTTTTGGCGAAGATGCTGCATCTAAATTTGATTCTGCTTATATGCTTGAAGCCTATATTGAAAATGTTGAAGGTTTTGAAGGTGCAGGTGATTTATATCAAAAGTTCGGAATTGAAATTAGAGACGAAATAACATTTGTTATATCTCGTAGAAGATGGCAACAATTTGTTGGTATATGGAATAATTCAATTAATCAAATTCGACCTCAAGAAGGTGATGTATTATTTTTACAATTAAGTAATACTTTTTTCGAGATAATGCATGTTGAAGATGAGCAACCGTTTTATCAATTATCTAATTTACCTGTTTATAAACTACGTTGTGCTCTTTACGAATATAATAGCGAAGAGATTGCAACCGGTGTTGATGTTATTGACACACAACAAGATAATTTTGGATATCAACAAACAATTAAGGTTGATGTTTCTGGAACTGGACAGTTTTTCCAGAAAGGAGAAATTGTCTCACAAGTTATTTCTTCAGGCGTTACAGTGTATGGCACTGTTAGATTATCAGAACAAATATCATCAACTTTTAATACCTTAACAGTTTCTAATATTGGAGTAACAGGATCTACTGAAGCTAAAGATTTCTTAGTGTCTAATTCTGTTGCTTTAATTGGATCTGAATCTGGTAATAGTGGTTATATTACTGATGTTGTTACAGTGTCAGAAGAGAAATTCATGCCGACTGATGGTAATGCTCAGAACACAGCATTTGAATTAGATGCAGATTCTTTCTTAGATTTTAGTGAAACAAATCCATTTGGTGATCCATCGGAGACTTATTAATTATGTTCGGAAATCATTTTTACCATGCAACAATGAGAAAGAGTGTTGCACTTTTTGGTACGCTATTTAATAATATCTCAGTTATTCGCCAAGATGGTTCTGGTAATGTTTTAAATCAAATTAAAGTACCATTAGCTTATGGACCAAAACAAAAGTTTCTAGCAAGAATTGATCAGCAAAATGAAGAATCAATGGCTATTAAATTGCCACGTATGGCGTTTGAAATTACTTCTATTGATTTAGATTTAAATCAAAAACTTGCTAAACGCAATACTATTTTAGAGTCTACTGATGATCCAACTAAGAAGAGAGTTTTAAAACAAATATCTTCTTATAATATTGGTATGCAATTAAATATCATGGCAAAAAATCAAGATGATGGATTGCAAATATTAGAGCAAATACTTCCGTACTTTCAACCAGAATATACTGTATCAATTAAACCCATTGATGGATACGATTTTAAACAAGATGTACCTATTATATTATCGTCAGTTTCTATTCAAGATGATTACGAAGGTGATTTACCAAGTCGTAGAGTTTTAATTTATACTTTAGATTTTAGTATGAAGATGAAGTTTTATGGACCTACTTCAAGTCAGGGCGTTATTAGAGAAATAAATATAGATTTTAATGGTGATGTTTCTGGTCAAGAGTTATTAGAAAATATGAATATCTCATTAGATCCTATTGATGCGGCACCAGACGATGATTATTCAGTTAATGTTGTGATAACAAATGGTATTTTATGAAAAGCAAATCAGATCGTTTAATTGGGCAACTCGATAAGACTGTTGAGAAATCTTTACCTGCCGAAATAAAAG